GCGCAGGGCATACGCCTCCGCCCGTGGCAGGACTACGTCCTCAAGCGCGCCCTGGAGGTCGATGCGGAGGGCCGGCTCTGGTGGGACCGCATCATCATCAGCACTCCGCGCCAGAGCGGGAAGTCGGTGGCCCTGAAGTCCTACGCGATGGTCCGCTGCGAGTTCTCGGCCCACTTCGGCGAGGTCCAGGAGGTCATGCACGCAGCCAACAACCTCGTCGCGGCCAAGCGGATCATGAACCAGGCGTTCCGGTGGGCGGCGAACCTCGCCCTCACGATCCGGCGCGCGGCCGGGGACGAGCAGATCATCTGGCCGGACGGCTCCCGCTGGTTCCTCACCTCCACCAAGTCCGTCTGGGGCGCGTCCGGCTCGGCCGCCCTGGTGGACGAGTGCTGGGATCTGGTCGAGGAGGTCGTCAGCAGCGCGATCGAGCCGACGCTGGTGGAGCGGGACCAGTCGCAACTGTGGCTGGTGTCCACCGCCAACGACGAGTGCACCCCGCTGATGCCGAAGGCCCGCAAGGCGGCGCAGACCACTCCCCGAGTCCTCCACATCGAGTGGTCGGCCGGTCCCGACGACGACGTGCTCGACCCCCAGGTCTGGTGGGCGGCGTCCCCGCACTGGTCGAAGCGCCGCGAGGAGATGATCCGCAAGGCGGTGGGCACCAAGGGCTGGGAGGCGCAGTGGCTCAACCGCTGGCCCTCCGACGACGGCGTGGAGCCGGGGTGGCCCGACAGGTTCGCCTCGTGCGGACGCTCGGACGACACGCCCCCGGAGTTCCCTGTAGGGGCCGTAGAGGTCTCGCAGGACCGCTCCCGGTACGGTGCCGCCGTCGCGGCCAGGGTCGGCCCCGCCACCCACTGCTGGACGTTCTCGGCACCCACCCTCGCCGAGGCCGTGGAGTGGCTGGAGTCGTTCGAGCCTGTGGCGGTGTTCGTCGGCCTGTCCCTGAAGGACGAGGTGGCCGGTATCGGCGCGTTCATCCAGGAGCCGGCCGGTCTGGCCGAGTCCCGGATCGCCTCCCCGGTGTTCGCCAACCTGTCGGAGACCGGGGCGCTGCGGCACGACCACAACCCCGTCCTGCTGGAGGAGCACGCCAACGCCCGCACCTCCGAGGTCGAGTCCGGCTGGCTGCTCAGCGCCAAGAAGTCCCAGGGGCCGGTCCCGACCCTGAAGGCCGCGATGTGGGCGTCCTGGGCTGCGGGGACCGACAGGTTCGCCTACGAGGAGAGTGCTGTGTTCTGACACCCCCTGGGGTATGCTGGCCCCAGGGACAGCCGCTCCCTCCTATCAGCCATGCCGTAGGAGGACCGAGTGTACGAGGCCCGCAGGATCAGGCAGCAGCGATCCATGTACGTCCGCAGCGACAGTCCGGGCTCGATCCGCTGGAACGCCCCGGACGGCTACCCGTCCTCGCTGGCACCCACCCCGCCCTCGTGGTGGTGGGGCTCCGACATCTTCACCAGGCCGCTGGAACCGGCGACCGCGCTGAGCGCCGTATCCCGCGCGACGTCGCTGATCGCGAACACCATCGCCTCGCTCCCGTGGCGCATCCTCACCGGCGGCCCCGGTCCCGAGACCTCGACCACGATCCTCCCGCCGCCCCGTTGGATGGCCGACCCGACGCTGCTGCGGCCCGACGACCGCTTCGGCACCTCCCCGCTCCCGGCGGCGCACCGCTACCCGCGCTCGGTGTTCTGGGCCGAGTGGATTCGCTCGGCGATCCTGCACGGCATGGGCTACCTCATCTTCGAGGTGGCCTCCGACGGCTCCCCCGTCGCCGGTACGCTCCGCGTCCTCAACCCGCTCATGGTCGGCCCCCGAGTCGATGAGGACGGCTACGTCGTCCGCGTCATCGGCAACGGGAGCGAGCAGGTGCAGACCTCCTTCGACGGCACCTTCGTCCTCGGCTCCCGCCGCTACCGCCTGCTGGAGTTGAACTCCCCGCTGGCGACCCGCGACGAGTACGGCATCACCCAGGGCGTCCTGGCGACCCACTCCGCAGAGATGGGGCTGGCGGCACGGGCGCAGCGCTACGCCGACGGGATGTTCTCCACCGGAGTCCCGGCGGGCATCCTCAAGACCTCCATCCCGAACGTCAAGAAGGAGCAGGCCGAGCGCCTGCGCGAGCAGTGGATGGACGCCCACGGCGGGGACCGGCGCTCGGTCGCCGTCCTGAATGCGACGACGGACTTCCAGCCGCTCGGCCTCAGCCCGGTGGACCTGGCGCTGATCGAGATGCGGCGGATGTCGCTGCTCGACGTGGCGAACGCCTTCGGCGTCCCGGTGTACATGCTCGGCGGCAACGACGGCGGCTCGAACACCTACAGCAACGCCGAGTCCCGGAACATGGACTTCAAGCAGTTCAGCCTGTACGGCTGGGCCACGGCGGTCGAGGAGGTCATCACCTCCCTGCTCGCCACCGGGGTGTTCATGGTCATCTCGTTCGGCGGCCTGCTGCGTCCCGACACCGCCACCCGCTACGCGGCCTACAGCACCGCGATCAAGGACGGCTGGCTGACCCCCAACGAGGTCCGCCTGTTCGAGAACATCCCGCCGCTGCCGGAAGCGGCCGTGGAGGGCGAGATCCTGCCCGGAGCCTCAGGAGGAGGTATGGCCGATGTCTGACCTGATCGACCAGATGCGGGGCGGCGCTATCCAGCACCGCGCTGCCGAGATCCGCGACGCGGACACCAAGGAGGGCATCCTGACGGTGCTCGTCGCGCCCTACGGGCGTCGCACCGAACTGATGCCGAACGTCACCGAGGAGTTCGCGCAGGGCTGCTTCGCCCGCTCCGTGAAGTCCCCGCACCGGCTGTCGGTGTTCCACGAGCACGGAGGCCCGCTGGTGGGCCGTGGCTTCGAGGCCGAGGATCTGCCCGAGGGCTTCCTCGTGCGGTCCCGGATCGGCTCGACGCTCGCGGCGCGGGAGATGCTGTCCCTCATCGAGGACAAGATCCTGACCGACGCCTCGGTGGAGTTCCGCCCCATCCAGCGGCACATGAAGGTCGAGCATCGCGGCGACCGCTACGACATCACGCACAGGCAGGCGGAACTGACCGGCTACGCGATGGTGAGCGAGGGCGCTTACACCGGCACCAAGGTGCTGAGCCTCCGCGACCTGGAGTCCGGCAAGGCCCGCGAGGAGTTGCAGGCGTGGCTGGCCGCCGAGCGCGCGAAGACGTTTACACCGTGAACGCGGAGCCTGTAGGCTGGGGGCCAGCAGTGGACCTCCGTCCGAGTACCGCCGGACCTCCGGGCAGCACCAGGCCCCGGACCTCCGGTAAGCGGCGCGACCTCCAGGCGACCCGACATCAACCTGTCATGGCGCTCCAGGAGGTAGCGCAGATATGGACATTCTCAAGCAACTGAGGGCCAAGCGCGAAGACCTGTTGGCCTCAATCGAAGCACTCATGAACTCCGAAGACTTCGACCCGGCCGACGCCACCCTGGTGGAGGCCCGCTCCGAGGTCGAGAAGATCGACTCCCGGATCAAGGCGCTGGTGGACTTCTCCCAGAGCCGCAACGCGGCCAACAAGGTGGACGCCCTGTCCATCACCTCCGCCGAGGTCCGCGAGAACGAGTCCAACCCGCCCCTGTCGCTGGGAACCCTGTGGACCCGCTCCAAGGCGTACTCGGACTACATGCAGGCCCCGAAGGGCAACAGCGCCCCGGTGTCCATGCCGTTCGACGCCCTCCAGACCCGTGCGGTCGTCACCGTGGCCGGTGTGAACGCCACCAAGGAGATCGTGGAGAAGCAGCGGATCTCCTCGCCGGATCGCGGCAGCATCCTCACCCCGCTGCTCGACATCGTGGGCAAGGTGCAGGTCAGCACCGGCTCCGTCGAGTGGGTCGTGTGGGGCGCTGACCCGGTGGCGGGAGGCCCGATCGCCGAGGGCGAGGCCAAGCCCGAGGCCACCTTCAGCCCCGACCTGAAGACCATCAACCTCGAAGTCCTGGCGCACTGGATCCAGTACAGCCGCCAGTTCGCCGAGGACGCCCAGGCGCTGCTCCAGTACATGGACGACGCCCTGGTCCGTGGCGTGCTGCTCAAGCGCGAGGCCCGCATCGGTGCGGCCCTCATCGCTGGCGGTTCCGGCATCCCGACGACCACCAACACGGACGGCCTGCTCATCGAGGGCATCCGCGTTGCCATCGCGGACGTGCAACTGGCCGGATTCGCACCCCAGGCGGTGGCCCTCAATCCCGCTGATTATGCGGCTCTGGATATCGGCGTGATGAACTCGACCCTGCGCGGCCCGGTGGTCAACGGGCAGTTCTGGTCGGTCACCCCGGTCCCCGTGGCCTCCGTCCCCAGCGGCACCGCCTACGTCGGCGACTTCCAGACCGGCGTCGTTGAACTGTCGCGCAACTCGGTCCAGACGTACACGACCGACAGCGACATCATCGACGGCCAGACCGTGAAGTCGGCCTTCCGCTCGAACGTGCTCACGACCCTGGTCGAGGGCCGGACGAACGTGGTGGTCCACCAGCCGCAGGCGCTCCGCAAGGTGACCGGCCTGCTGAAGCCGGAAGCGGCCTGAACGCCATGATCCCCGTAGCCGTCGATGAGTTCCGCGCCTGGTCCGGCGTCGGTGCCAACGTGCCCGACGACGTGATCGAGGGCGTCATCGCCGAGGCGGCTGCGGGGATCGTCGCGGACGTGGGGGAGCCGCTGTCCGTCATCGTCGCCGACGAGGCGGCTGCGGCCATCTTCCACGGGGAGATGCTGCGCCGCACCAACCGGCTGCTGGCGCGGAAGAACTCCCCCGAGTCGGTGGTCGGGGCGGGGTCCGAGGGAGTGTTCGCCATTCCCAGCCGCGACCCCGACTCCCAGCGCGCCACCGACGCGATCCGCTCCCACCTCCTGTCCGACTGGGGGGTGGCGTGATGGACCTGGCCGCCTCCCGGCAGGCGATCGCCGACGCCGTGACAGCGGCCGGCTGCGTCTGCACCCCGTACCCGCCGGACGCCCCGGTCCCCCCGGTGGCGTTCGTGGAGGGCGTCTCGCTGGCATTCGTGGACGCCTTCTGCACCGTCGCCCAGGCGACGTTCTCCCTGGTCCTCGCGGAACAGCGCAACGACCGGGAGAGCGGGATGCGGGATCTCGAATCGCTGCTGCCCGCAGTAGTCGCCGGTCTGTCGGCGATACAGGGGCTGGTCCTCGCCGAGGCCCAGTCCGGGACCACCCAGATCGGCGGCCAGGAAGTCCCTGCCGTCATCCTCACCGCCACGGCAACCCTGTAAGGAGTCACATCATGGCCGGTATCACCACTGCCCCGTTCACGCTGAAGGACACCAGCCTCACCCTCAAGTTGATTGACGAGGGAGGCACCGCCACCGTCCAGGAGTACAAGTGCCAACTGACCGAGGCCACCTGGGTGCCGTCGGATGCCAGCACCAGCACGCAGGAACTGGTGACCTTCTGCGAGACCCACTCGGACTCCAGCGGCGGCGCGTTCGGGTCCGGGCCGTAGAGCGTCAGCCGCAGGTCGGCGGGGCCCGCGCCGACGGTCGTCGTCTGGCTGGCGGTGCCGTGCCC